TGAAGGTTGTGTTGAGAAAAAAACTTTGGATATAGAAACAGCTGAGTTTCTTTGGGATCAATTGGCAAGTTTTGGAAGTTATAGTTTTTGTAAATCTCACGCTGTAGAATATTCAATGATAACATTTTGGGACATGTACTGTAAGGTGTACCACCCGGCAGAGTTCATCTGTGCCAGCCTGACTTATGGATCAGAGACCTACAAGGATGATCTTATCAGGGAGGCATTCAGACTTGGACTTGACTTAAGGCCACCAAAACTTGGCAAGAGCAAAGCAAGAACTTGGACTGTAATTGATAATATTTTATATGTTCCATTTGTAGAGATAAAAGGATTTGGGGAAAAAACTGTTGAGAAGGCAGAAGATTATTTCAACAGCAAAGAAGGTTTTTTTGATAAAAAACCAAAGTTGACTAAAAAATATTTGAGTATTTTGGAAGAGTTGAAAGCCTCTGAAGATATTCCTATTACAAATGAGTTTGCAGATAAGATCCGGAATTACTTCTCATTCTCTCTGTTCAGGGATAATACTTGGAAGATGAAAAAGATTCAAGAAAAAATAAAATTAAAATTTAATAAATTAAAGAATATAAATTTTGAGAAAAATACAAAAGGTAAAAAATATTTTTTTGTTGATATTACTAAAATTAAATTTTCATACAAGAGTGAGAAGTCAGGAGGAATGGTGTATGGATATGTAGACGATAAAAGTGATAGTTGTATGATAATTTTTAATAAGGATCTTTACAAAAGAAGAAAAGATGAGATTGAACATGCTGAGGGAAAATCAGCAATCATTGAAATAAATAGTTACAATAAAAACTTTTCAGCAATCAATTGTAGTAATATTTGGTTTGAGGATGACATCTATTCTCTTGAGCTTGATGGAATTGATTTTGAGTTGGTTGAGAAAAGAAGATTCAGAAATAAAGAAGTTGAGAATTGTAAAGAGTGTTCTTTGTTTGAGGAGTGTAAAAGCCCGGTGCCATCTTCTAAGGGGATTTATAACATAATGGTTGTTGGAGAGTCACCCGGAAGAGATGATGACAGAAATAGAGAAATATTGACTGGAGCAGTTGGAAATTTAATTTGGAAAGAATTTGAAAAATATGGATTCTTTAAAAGACAATTCAATGTAACCTCTATTGTGAAGTGTCATCCAAGCAAATCAAAAACTCCAAACAAAAGACAAATTAAAAAGTGTTCAAAATGGATTGATGAAGAAATTGAAAATATAAAACCAAGTATAATTTTGGCATTTGGAAATACTTCTTTAAAATATTTTCTTGATCAAGATTCCGGGATAATGACAAAAAGTGGAACAACAGAATGGATTGATGAACTTGGTACTTGGATCTGCTGGTGTACCCACCCGGCCTCTGTTTTATATCATGATGAGAATAGAGAAATGTTCAAGAAAGGCATAGATAATTTTTGTAAGAAAATAAAGAAATTTTTACAAAAATCATAAATAGACTTTATAAACTATATTAGAGGAGGAAAAAATAATATGGATTACAAAAGTGATTTAAAAATTGACAAGGGAAATCTTGATTCAGAATTTGAGAGACAACCCACACTGTATATGCAGTATAGTGAAGAAGTCAACAAGAAACAGCAGGAGCTTGATGACAAGAAACTTGCTAATGAAGTTCTTGAGGCTGATTTGTATTTTAAGGCAAGTGATCAGACTTGGGATAAGAAGCCAACTGTTGCTGATCTTGCAAATTGGGTCAAGAGAAATCCTGAAAGGGTTAAATCAATTGAGGAATATAATTCACTCAAACATGAACTTAATAATTTAAAATCTGCTGTATCAAGTTTTGAACAAAAAAAGGATTCTCTGAAAGGTCTAAAGGATCTTTGGAATGGTGGATATTGGTCAGAGGTTGGTAAATCAGATTCAGACAATACAAGAATAAGGAGGAAGAAAACTGATGAGTAAAAAACCAGATGTACGCACACAGCATACTGCACAGCAGATGGCTAAAAATTTTTCAAATCATATCCTGTTACCGGAAGGATATGAATTTTTCAAGCCAAAACAGGATAAGAGACACAAGGTTGATATAATACCATACCAGGTGTCAAATCCAAAACATCCTTTGGTAAGAGCAAAAAAGATGAAGATAAATGATGACTGGGATTACTTGATGGATTTTTATATTCACAAGTATGTTGGTGCTGAAGATATTGAGGTATTGTGCCCGGTAACATTTGGTCAGAAGTGTCCAATATGTGAAGAGTATCAGAAATTAAGAACACCAAAGATGTCAAAGGAAGAGATGGAGGAAATCAAAAATCTTAAGAAAAAGAAAAGAGTCATGTATCATATTTATGATTATGGTACAGACAAAAAATATATTTTTGAAGAATCTGAATTCCTTTTCCAGCAGCCTCTTGTAAAGTGTGCTAACATACCGGAAGATGGTCAGGAGTGTGTCAGTCTTGGAGATCCGGATGATGTTCAAACAGTAAAATTTCTTGCTGTGGCCGGGGGGATGTCTGATAAATATAATGACTATGAGTCTATTTCCTTAAAGCATTCAGAAAGAAAATATGGTGAAGAAAAACTTTTAAAGAAAAATGTCAAACTGGATCACCTACTTGTTTTGCTTGATTATGATGAAATTAAAGAGATCTTTGAAGGTGGTGAAATTGGTCAGAACCCAGCAACTGCCGTTGACAAGGAAGATGAAAAACCTTCTAAATCAAAAAAGAAATTTCAGGATGATGAAGATGATTCAAAAGAAGAAAAAAAATCTGAATCAAAAGAAGAAACTTCTTCAGGTGATTGTCCAAAGGGCCATAATTATGGCAAGGACTGGGATGAGTTTGAAAATTGTGATGGGTGCCCGGCTTGGGAGGAGTGTGCAAAGAAGTCTGGTTGACCTCCATAAAAGTATAATATAGAGTTGGATGCACAGTGGCAAATTTGGTGAATGCCAAAGACTTCTACTCTGTGGGCTTTTAGTAAACCCACTTGCAGGTTCAAATCCTGTCTGTGCAAAAGGGTAAGAATGCAGGAACAAGCTTGAAACCCCTTACAAAAGAGTCCAATTGTTCAAAGTTTGGAAGCACAGTGGCGGAATTGGCAGACGCAGATCTGGTTAAAGTTTGGCAATATTTAATTATTTGATTTAATTAAATAAAGATCGTCAGAAAATTATAACAAACATTGGCGTACAGGTTCGAATCCTGTCTGTGCAAATAAAATAAATAAAACAGGAGTAAAAAATGAGTGAAGAAAAATTTATATACTTGGGTGTAATTTCAGATCATGTTATTAAAAAAGGATTTGAAATAACAAGAGCAACTTTAATAAATTGGGCAAAGAAATATGGAGGGAAAAAGGTTGCCGGAAGATGGTACATGAGGATGTCTGATATTGAAAAGATATTGAATGGTGATGTTAAGGTTACTTATAAAATTGTTGATAAATTGAAAAAGAAAAAAGGTTCAAAATGATAGAGTGCTATAACTGTGGATGGGAAGGTGAACCAATAGAATTGATAGATGCTGGTGAGTGTCCAGAGTGTTATGCTTTATTGATTGAGGAGTAAATAGATGCCAAAAGAAAAAAAGAAGGAACTTGTTGAACAAATAAAAGATAGAGCAAATCAGAAGACAACAAAAAAGGATATAAGATTTTACAAGACTGGGTGTACAATGTTCGATCTCTGTCTTGGAGGAGGGCTTGGAAAAGGATACATCTCTAATATTGTTGGAGACAACTCCACTGGCAAAACTCTTCTATCTACAGAGGCAATCGGATTCAATAATCACAAATATAAAAAAAGATTTGATCACTACTATGATGATGCTGAAGGGGGATTTACACTTGATACAAAAACTATTTATAATTACAACACAAATCTTGTTGAACCTGAATCAATTACTGTTGAAACTTTCGGATACAATATTGATAAGCATCTAAAAAAGAAAAAGGTCAAAGATGGAATGAATTGTATTTATGTTCTTGATAGTTTGGATTCTCTTTCAAGTAATCAGGAGACTAAAAAATTTGATGAAAAAATCAAACAAGCAAAGAAAGCTCTTGATGGAGAGAAGGAAGAGAAGACAGCAGGAACATATGGAATGGAAAGAGCAAAAGGGATGTCTGAATTTTTCCGGGTCAAAACAAATAAAATAAATAAAACAAAAATGCATCTTATTATTATATCTCAAGTAAGAGATAACATTGGTGTCTCATTTGGCAGAAAGCACAAGAGGAATGGGGGCAAAGCCCTTGATTTTTTTGCATCTGCTGTTGTGTGGTTGGCCAAAGTAAAAACTATCTACAAGACAATAAAGGTTGGTGATCAATCTTATACAAGAGCAGTTGGAATAATTGTAAAAATTAAGATTGATAAAAATAAACTTGGCAAGCCCTTCCGGGAATGTTACATAAATATTGATTTTAATATGGGTGTTGATAATGTTAAGACAAATATATATTTCTTGTATAGTGTATTTACTCCAAAGGGTGAGATGCGGGAAAATGTTGAATTTGATTGGGATGGTAAAAAATATAAACAAATTGATAGTTTTATAAAATTTATTGAAGAAAATAATTTTGAAGATGAACTTGAAAAAAGAACTATTGAAAGATGGAACTTGATTGAAGATAGTCTTGTTGTAGATAGAAAAAGGAAGTATTGAAGTGATAGAAGAAATAAAAATATGTAGCAGGCATTCAGAATACAAAGTGCCATTGATATATACATTTGCTTTTCCACATTATGAATATTGGTGTCCTTATTGTGGTGCTGTAGAAGGTATGCTTGGTGCTGGTAAAAATGTAGATGTGACTGAAGTGCTGATTGGCAGAAGAGCTATATATGAAAAAGCAAGTAAGGTATATTTAAGTGCAAACGGAAAGTTGTGCTGTCACCATTATGTAGATGAGGATAAAAATAAAATATTTCCGAAAAATTATTCAAAATCAATGCTTGCTGAATTAAATATTCTTTCAAATAGTTGGGTGTTAAAAATTAAGGCAGGAAAATTTTTAGATGATAAAAATAAAATATTAGAGTGGCCAGATTTTAAATGTGTGAATTGTATAAAATTTATGAATTGTCCGCTAACTGAATTGGGAATTTGTAGTGAATGGGAGAGGGAAAAATAATGGACAGACATGAAATAATAGACAAACTTATTAGAAAAAGTTTTATGACAGGTTCTATGGCCTTCTTGGTTCCAGATGATAATTCTGATATTGACTATGTTATAAAATTATCAGATTGGGAAGAGCTTGGTGGATTTGATTTGTGTTATCCAGGTGATGGTGATTATGAGATAGAAGATTATCAGGAGATGGGTGTCAGATATTCTGTTAAATTTAGATCAGGTCATGATGAAATAAATTTTATAGTTATTGGTGATGAAAAGGAATATAAGAATTGGTTCAGGGCAACAAAACTTATAAAAGATTATTCAAGATCTCATCCAGATACATTCCGGTTTTTGATTCAGGACAAGGAGACAAGGGTGGATCTATTCAAAATTTTTAAAGAGATCTTAAGGGGCAGGAAGTGAATTATCACAAATTCAAAGCAATACAAACAGAGGTTGATGGAATAAAATTTCAGAGTAAAAAAGAAGCCAGATATTATTCTGAATTAAAATTAAGAATGCTGGCTGGAGAGGTTATATTTTTTTTAAGACAAACTCCTTTTCACTTAACAGGCAATGTTACTTACAGAGTAGATTTTACAGAATTTCACTCAGATGGTACTATTCATTTTGTGGATGTAAAGGGGCTTCAGACTCCGATGTTCAAATTAAAGAAAAAACAGGTTGAAGCATTATATCCAATTAAAATTGAAATAAGATAAAATAGGTATAATCTGATGGGTACAACCCTGAAAGTTGCTCTCTGTTGCTCTCCAGGGCTTTATATGGGGTGTTAAATATAGCTTTTAAGAGGTAAAAATGATTGAAAAAATAAGATTAAAAAATTTTGAATCCCATAAGGATACAGAACTTGATCTTCATCCAGGAATAAATGTAATAGTTGGTGAATCAGATTCCGGGAAATCTTCAATTTTGAGGTCTGTAAATCTTGTTGCTGAAAATAAGCCTTCCGGGGATAATTTCATAAATCATTTTTCAGAAAAGTGTGAGGTTGAACTTTGTGTTAAAGGGAAAAGCATAAAAAGAATAAAAGGGAAAAATAAAAATCTTTATAAAATTGATAAGGATAAGTTTGAA